AATACCGCGTTGGCGAAAATCTCAGCCATTGCGCGTGCTGACCGTAGCCTTACATTCAGCCGTTCCGACTGCATCTGCGGAGGACCATCCACCCCTCTCCGGGTTTCGGGAAGGTAGATGCTCACGCTTTGTGATTACAGGTCGCGATACGTTGCGCTTTGCCAATACAGCGTCGGTCAGCGGATAGGCACGCGAAAGAATTTTCTCAATGTCTGAGAAATCTTTAGCAGCTGATATTGTCAGCAGGATGCGTGTGATCTCGATTGCCAGCGTGTCTCTCAGGTCATCTATTTGCATGGGTTCCTTTCTGTTTCGCCCGCCACTCCCGCAGGTATCTGGACTGGCATATCAGGCAGCGTTGGCGTCCATCCTTGCCGGTTTTCAGCTTGTGACCACGGCGGCATAAGGGGAAGCGGGTCATAGGCAACCTCAAAACCACTATAAGGCAAATGCCTTTCTTTTGTCAAGTGGGGTCTTGCGCTCCTATTTTCATAGTGCAATTCTCGAAATCGAGACAGCTATGGAGATCGCTTGCGACTCGGCATTGAAAAACCGGCACTACGAGGACAACGGGCAGTTGCGTATCGAACGCACGCCCATCTCCAAAGCGACGGTCAATCCCTATTACGGACGCGAAATCCCCAAAGCGGAAGAGTTAGGGCTGACGCCAGACAGGGTGTACTACCTGTTGCGCGATCCAGGCGAGCTTGCGAAAGCGGCTCCATCCTTCAAAACAAAGCAGTTGATGTTCAAGCATATCGAGGTGAACGCGGACGATCCCAAACAGGACAGCATAGCGGGGACAATCGGGTCGGATGTGGAGTTTGTTGCCCCGTACCTGATGGCGGATATGTGCGTCTGGGACGTGGAAGCAATAGCGGGAATCGAGACGGATACCGTGCGGGAACTGTCATGTTCCTACAGCTACCGCGCCGACATGACGCCGGGGATGTACGAGGGTCAGAGGTACGACGGGGTGATGAGGGATATTCAGGGAAATCACGTCGCGTTGGTTAAATCAGGCCGCGCCGGAGCAGATGTGATGGCGGCGGACAACGAATTGGAGACGAAGATGGAAACGAAATTCGGCAAAGCTCTTTACGCAATTCTCTGTGCTGCATCGCCCAAGCTGGCAGCGGACGCCGCTCTCAAGCCAATGGTGATAGGCCTGACGCGCAAGCAGTGCGATCTTCGTGCGCTCGAACCCAAACTCCTGGCCATGGACGCGGAACTTCGCAAGCCAGAAACCCTTGCCGCGATGCAAGCGGCCAAGGACGCGGAATCCGAAGAGGAAACCGAGGCCGAAAAGAAGGCCCGCGAAGAGAAGGCCGCAAAGGACAAGAAGGCCAAAGACGGAAAAACGGCCAAGGACCTCTCCTTCGAGGAGTGGGCAAAGGAAGAGGAGGGCGAGTCCGGCCATAAGGCCAAGGACGGCGAAGAGGAAACCCTCGAAGAGAAGAAAAAGCGTTACGAGCGTGAAAAGCGCCGCGCCGACGACTCCGAAGAGGAGTCCGAGGAAGAGCGCAAGGAGCGTATGGAAAAGCGCAAAGCCGCCGATAAAAAGGCCAAGGACTGCTCGGCCAAGGATTCCAAAGAAGAGGAAAAGAAGAAAGCTGAGGATGGCATGAAAAAGGCAATGGATGAGTTCAAGGCTGACCTTCGCTCCGCCGACGAAGCCCGCCGCGCAGTTCGCCCGGTGGTTGGTGATGTGCTGGCCCAGGATTCAGCGGAAGGCATTTACACTTTCGCGCTTGACCAGATGAAGGTCGATCACAAGGACGTGAGCGGCGTTCCGGCTCTCCGGGCGCTATTCAATCTGGCGCATCAGGCATCCAAGCCCGCGCCGCGAGTGGCGTTCGATGCGGTTTCAGTGGAAGAGAAGTTCACCGGCGCAGGCCGTCAAATTCAGGTGATGTGAGGAGAGAATCATGGGAAGCCCTTTAATCGGTAGTTTTCAGACGCGAGTCAACCTTTACAACCCTTTGGGGGTAGAGGGAGACTTTGCCAGCGCAAATCCTCGTGCTACTGCCCTCACTCCTGATGGCGGAGCGTTCGTTGCCGGACCTGGCGGCGTAACTGTCGGAAAGTTCGCGTGGGTTGCTCCAGATGGACGCACGGTCAACAGTTTCGGCGAATCTGGCGTTGCTCCGTCCGGTTTCATTCACCGCGACCAGCAAGGCTTGCTCACGCAGTATTTGCAGGCGGCTGGGATGCTCATTCCCCCCGGATTCCCTGTGACGCTGATGGTTGCAGGTGATTTCCTGGCCAAGAACGCAGGCACCAGTTCCAGCACGGTCGGCGAAGCCATTTACGCGCTTTACGCTGATGGTTCTGTTCTTCCGGGTGTGGGTTCATTGCCTGCTGTTCCTTCGGCGATCACCGCAACGCTCGGCTCAACCAATACCGGCTCCCTTGGAGCAACGTTCACCGCCAGCGCACATGCGGGCGACAATACCCGCATCGACGTGACCGCCGTCACTGGTCTTATCAGCATCGGCGACACGGTTGGCAATGTGACGGGCATCGCCGGGAACCAAACCGTCATATCGCAGGATAGCGGCGGCACCACGGGCGGCGCAGGAACCTACGTGCTGAGCGGCACGAACACTGCCAGCGCGGTAACCTGCACGTGCTTTGGCAATGTGGTCAAGATCACCGCATCGACAGGCCTTGTCTCGGTCGGCGAATTCATCGCAAGCGCCGCCTCCGGCTTCCCGGTTGGCGCAACCGTTACTGGCATTGTCAGTGGTGGCGGAGTAGCAACTGCGGGCGTCTATACCATCAGCGTTCGCGGAGCGAGCTATGTCGCTAGCGCAACGGGCATGACCACCTACGGAACTGTACTGGACGTGACCGCAGTTACCGGCACACTTCTCCCCGGAATGCCAATCACAGCCACGGGCGGCATCCCGGCTGGCGCGAGCATTGCTGGATTCATCAGCGGCACGTATGGCGGGGTTGGACTCTATAGCCTCAACATCCCCGGCACCGCTTACACCGCCTCTGGCACCATTGTTATCACGGCACAGGGCATCATTACCAAGTTCACTGCCAAGTCCGTCGCCGCTGTTGGCGAGCTTGTGCAAATCTCAACGTGGGGAAATTAAGGAGCTGACATGGACCGTCATCTTGAATCAGTATCGCAGAAATGGGGCATCAATTTCATGGGGGTTGATGCCCAGTTGCAGCAGACCGAAAAGGAACGCGGTGGTCGGCTGGCTATGGATGCTCAACCCGCTTTGGTGACAGTCTCGAATAGCGGCATCCCCGCGTTCTTGTCTACCTACATCGACCCCAAGGTAATTGAAGTCCTTGTGGCTCCGATGAGGGCAACGGAGATTGTTGGCGAGGAAACCAAAAAGGGCGACTGGACTCTCGAAACAGCGATGTTTCCGATTGTCGAGTCTACCGGCATGGTTTCTTCCTACGGCGATTACTCTGAGACGGGCATTGCTGGCGCGAACGTGAACTGGGTACAGCGCCAGTCCTACACGTATCAGGTCATCACGCAGTGGGGCGAACGCGAACTGGAAAAGATGGGCCTTGCTCGTATTGACTGGGCCAATCGCCAGCGCGTTGCTTCTGTTCTGACGCTGAACAAGTTCCAGAACAAGAGCTATTTCTTCGGCATCGCTGGGTTGGCAAACTACGGCCTGCTCAATGACCCGTCACTGTCGGCCCCCATTGCTCCCATCGCTGAGGGAACGCTTGTGACATGGGCGCAGAAGGCAACCGATCAAGACAATGGGGCTGTATGGGTCTACAACGACATCAAGGCTCTGTATGGGAAGCTCGTGGCACAGGCTAACGGCCTTGTCGAACTCGACATGGCTTCGCCACTGACACTGGCAATGTCTCCGGCCTCTCAGGTGTATCTGACCTTGACGAGTAAGTTCAACGTCAATGTGCAGGATATGCTCAAGAAGAACTTCCCGAAGATGAAGATTGAGACGGCTCCCGAATACTCGACCTCCTCCGGGGAACTCGTGCAATTGATCGCAGACGAGATGCAGGGACAGAGGACGGCAACCACCGCCTTTACCGAAAAGCTGCGTGCGCATCCCATCAAGATTGAACTGTCGAGCTTCAAGCAGAAACAAAGCCAGGGCACTTGGGGGACTTTGCTCTTCCGTCCATTCTTAATCGCCTCCCTTTTGGGGTGCTGAATGTGACACTTTGTGCTAAAATAGGTACATGGACAACTTCTATGTTTACATGTACCTACGGGCAAACAATTCAGAACATGGCGCGGCAGGAACGCCTTACTATGTTGGCAAGGGAAGGGGAAACCGGGCTTACAGCAAGAACAGAAAAATCACCCGTAGGCCGACTGATCCTTCAAGGATTGTTTTTGTTGCAATAGGGTTAACCGAACAGGAAGCGTTTCAAGAAGAAACTCGCCTAATCAAACAACATGGGCGAATCGATCTTGGAACAGGCTGCTTGCGAAACAGAACAGACGGCGGCGAGGGTCAATCGGGACGCCTTGTAACGGAAGAAGAACGGAAGCGCAAATCTGAATGGATGAAGGCGCATCTAAACGAAGGTAATAGGCTCCTGGCGGTAACATGCCACACGCCAGAAGTGAGAGCGAAGGCGGCGGCGAGCAATCGGGGAAAGAAACGCTCTAAGGAATATTGCAAGGCGCAATCAGAAAGGTTCAAGGGGGTAATTCCTCCATGCGCTGGCTGGAACGCGGGGGTTCCGAGAACCGAGGAACAAAAAAAGAGGCACTCGGAGCTTTTGACGGGCAGAAAGCAGATGCCAGAAGCGGTAGCAAAAAGGGCAACTGCAAACAAGGAATCAAGTCTCAAGATGTTCGGTTGTACTGGCATTGAGAGGCGAAGGATGCGACGCAGGGAACGATATGCGGAATTGCATCAGGGAAAAGAAAAGGGACATGGCAATCTGGGCAAGAAGGCATCAGAAGAAACCCGGTTGAAGATGTCAGTCTCCCAGAGAAACAGAGATCGTGGAATGGCAACGCATTGCAAGAACGGACACCCCCGCACGCCGGAGAACATCCGGGCAAACGGGAAAGGTTGCGTGATCTGTCATAGGCAGTGGGCCCAACGCAACAAGGCAGTTCAACAGGAGTCGCAGAGATGCGGCCTCAGCGCGGCCTATAGCCGCTCCTTGAAAGGGAATCATGGCAAAGGAAACAGTTCTCATCGGTTGTCGTCTACCAAACGGCCTTGTGTTGCATCACCCTAAGAACCGCAACCTGACCGTAACGCTTGCGGGGGTTTACGAGGCGAAGACTGAAAGCGGCCTCTATCTTCCGCCCAAGATGTTTTCTACCACGGCTGTCGATGCGGAGTTCTGGGCGGAGTGGAAAGCGGCTTATGCGGGATTCGGGCCTTTGAAGACACGGGCTGTATTTGAAGCGCGTTCAGACCAGGAAGCGGAATCGAAGGCGAAGAACGCGGAGAAGGTCAAAACGGGGTTCGAGCCGATGAGCAAGACGGCCAAAATTGATGGTGTTGTAATGGAGCCAGCCAATTCGTGATTGCCTCGTTCAATCCCGCCGTTTTCGTTGGCCGCTACCCTGAGTTTGCAGCGGCTTATAGTGCGAATCCCGCGCTTTTCGCTTCGATGTTCGCGGAAGCTGGCCTGTATCTCAACAACACGGATTGCAGCATCGTGCAGAATGTGACGTTGCGCGGCACGCTCCTCAACATGGTGACGGCTCACATCGCGTTCCTGAGCGGATTGCTTACCGCAGATGGCCAGCCCCGGCCTGTGGGGCGCGTCAGTGCTGCCAATGAGGGCGCAGTGGGGGCTTCCTTCGATTACACTCCCGCAACGCCTGGGAGCGGCGCATGGTTCGCGCAAAGCGCCTATGGATCTGCCTTTTGGCAAGCGACTACTTGTTATCGGGGAATGCAGTATTGCCCACAGCCGACGCGGGTTGAAGGATTCACAGGTACGCCGATGGGAACGAATTGGCTTCCACGCCCGGTATGACGGTTACGCTCTCGATTGACGCTTCCGAATTGGAGCGCGATCTGGAGCGAATCGAGAATGAAGAGTTGGAGTTACCGACGGTTTCGGCAGTCAAGGTTTCGTGTGATGGGGTTTTCGAGGAACAGGTGCCGATATGGCTACCAGAGCAATAAAGATGTCCGACGCGGTGACAGCCAAGCTCCTCGACTTGGCAAAGCGGGCGCACGGAACAGTTCAGGTGGGATTTATCGACAGCGATCAGGCTCCGATTGCTTTCTGGAATGAGTTTGGGCATAAGGGCAGGTTCCCCTCTCCGCCGCGTCCCTTCTTTCGCACCATGGTTGCGAATGAATCCGGCAAGTGGCCTGAGATGATGGCTGGCGAGTTGAAGCGTTCCAAGATGGACGGGCATCGCACATTGGCGTATATGGGCGAAGAAATTGATGGGGCGCTCAAGCAGAGCATCATTGATCTGGTCGCCCCGCCCCTCTCTAAAACGACTCTCCGATTGCGCCTCAAGTTTGGCAACAATCCACAGAACATTCGCGCCCGTGATGTAGTGCAGGCGCAAAGGGATGTTGCAGCAGGTGAGCCGGTTGCCTCTGGAACACAGGGCAAGCCGCTTATCAATACTGGGCAAATGCTCAACAGCACGGGATACCGTGTCAGCCAAGGCGATGTGATGGTGCTGAATACTGAAACAGGAAAGTATGAGGCGCGAGACTGATGGATCTGCGCTCACTTGCCAACTCGGTTACTGATACGGTGAACCCGAATATCCTTGTCACCGTGAAGGCATCGACCGGATATGCTATCGGCTCCGGCCTCAAGCAGGTTCCGAGCTATGCCGCTCCCGTTACCGGATTCGCGCAAGTCCAAGCTCTCACCGCTGCCGATCTTCGCCACCTCGACGGCCTGAATATCCAAGGTGCTACCAAGTCAATCATCCTACGCGGCGAATTGAACGCCATTGTGCGCGTCAACTCGCAGGGCGGAGACATTGTGATTATTGGAACGCAGACGTGGCTTACAGTCGCCGTACTAGAGCAATGGCCGCTATGGTCACGCTGCGCAATTCAGCTACAGGATGTGAACTGATGAGCGCCCCGATTCAATACGTGCCCTCAATTGCGTTGGACTCAGTGTTCGATGCGCTCGGCGCGTTCATACAGCCGTTCGTGGGAGCCGCTCAAGTCATCCGCGCTCAGGTGAACCGGGTTGCAATGCCGGTTGGCAGCTTTGTTGAACTGACGGAGATTTCATCTGTTGATCTTGAAGTTCCTCGCTCCACATACGACGGCGTGAACTTCCAAAGTGACATTATCGGGCCTAAGCGCATAATGATTCAAGCTGACTTTTACGGCGCATCGGCTGGCGACTGGTGCGCGGCGGTCAAGACGGTTTGGCGCACGTCTTACGCAACAGCACAATTTCCCGAAGGTATTGCCCCGCTTTACTGTGACGATGGACGCGAAGTTCCGCTGGTCACGGGCGAGGAGCAGTATGAGCGCAGGTGGGAACTCACAATGAATTTGCAGCATAATCCGATTGTGGTTGTTCCGTTACAGTCGGCAGATACTTTGGAAATGAACACCATCAAAGGTGCAGACGTTTAAGGAGAATTTATGACGATCCCGGCTTCACAAATCGCAAATGTAATTCCAGGCGTCCTCAGTCCTGGCGGCGCGGGTCTGGTAATGAATGGTCTGGTGCTGACAGAGAACGTATTGATGCCAACTGGCACTGTGTCGAGCTTTGCCAGCGCACAATCTGTCTCTGACTTCTTTGGACCGTCATCGGCAGAGTATGCCTATGCGTCTATCTATTTCGCGGGCATGGTGAATGGGACGCAGCTTCCATCGGCGCTTCTGTTCGCTTCCTATAACGGGGCCTCGGCTCGTGCTGCAACATTGACATCGGGTAGCTTCGCTCACTACAGTCTTGCCGAAATGCAGGCTATCACGGGTGTACTTACCTTGACCGTAAACGGTACAGCGATTACATCGGCCTCGATTAGCTTAACGGGTGTGGCAAGTCAAAGTCTGATGGCGGCGGCAATACAAGCGGCTTTCACTACGCCGAATTTCGCGGTATCCTGGAGTTCAGTGTCAAGCCAGTTCGTTTTCACCAGCAACTCCACTGGGCTGCTTTCTACAATCACTTTCGGGACCGGAACGATTGCCGACGATCTTCTGACCACAGCAGCAGCGGGCGCGGTTCTTTCGCAGGGTGCCGATGTTGATACTCCATCCGTTGCCATGACAAGGGTGTGGGGACTTTCGCAGAACTGGGCTACGATGGTGACTTTATTTGAGCCGGACCTTGCTGACAAGAAACTGTTCGCTGCATGGTTCAGCGATCAGGATGATGAGGTTCTATGGGAGTGCTGGGATTCTGACGTTCAGGCCAGCGTCCAAGGTGCCACTGAACCGTTTGGTGTTTGGGCCATAGCAAATCACGTCAATGGAGTGATGTGCATCGGCGGCGACCCTGCGATTGGTTCGCTTGCCCCTCTGGTGCTTAATGTTGCGGCCTTCGTACAGGGCATGATTGCGTCCATCAATTTCTCGCAGACCAATGGGCGCATCACACTGGCTGGAAAGTCTGCGCAGTCTGCTGCTGTTCTCCCGGCGTGCGCAAATCTCCAGACCTATCAGAACCTGTTGGCGAATGGTTACAGTTGCTACGGGGCATTTGCATCACGCAACGCGGGTTTTACGTTCTTCTCGAATGGCAATATGCCGGGGAGCTTCCCGTGGGCTGACCAGTACATCGATCAAATCTGGTTGAGCGCACAGCTTCAGCTTGCTCTGCTCAACCTGTACACGACAGTCAATGACATTCCCTATGACCCGACCGGATATGGACTTATTCGCGCATCGCTGGTGGGGCAAGCAACCGCGAACGGCAATGTGACGTATGACGGCCCAATCAATAACGCGCTCAACAATGGCGTCATTCAGACGGGCGTGAGTCTTTCTTCGGCGCAGGCGGCTGAGGTCAACAACGCCGCCGGTGCAAGCGTGGCTGGAACGATTCAGTCCAACGGCTACTACTTGCAGATTCTCGATCCGGGGGCGGCTGCGAGGAACGCAAGGCAAACTCCGATAATTTCGCTCTATTACACGGATGGTGGGAGTGTGCAAACTTTCAGCATGTCGAGTGTGGATATTTTGTAAATCTGTTTTCAAGGGGTGAAGTATGGGCGGATTCCTAAATGTTCTGACAGGCGGAGCGAGTACAATCACTTCCGCAAATTCGGTATTCACTATCACCGTGGCGGGCCTGTTGCCTACGCCTGTGCAGTTGCAGGGATACTCGGCTGACAAGGCATGGGATACCGCCGCTGTTGTCGTCACCGAGACGCAGATTGGCGTGGATGGGCGCAAGACGGCGGGCTTGGTATTCAACGCCATCAAGCAGACCATATCCTTTCAAGCCGACTCCCCCAGCGTGAAATACTTCGAGGCTATCTATGCCGCCCAGCTTGCAATGCGTGACGTGCTGTATCTAAGCGCCGTCATTCTGTTGCCCGCAACCGGCGAAGCCTACGTTTGCAATAAGGGAACACTGGAGGATTACAACGCTGTTCCGTCAGCCGGGAAGGTACTCACCCCCCGCGAGTTCTCTATCAATTGGGGTTCTATTATCCCGTCCATCGTGTAAGTGAGGTAAGGAGATCATGCGCAAAACATCGACGTACACGGTAGACTCGGAGGGCAGAGACAAGGGAAAATCTTTTCTGCTCACTGAAATGCCAGCGACGAAAGCTGAGGATTGGGCAATCCGTGTGATGCTTGCTCTTGGAGCGGCTAACGTGGAGATTCCCGACGGAGCTTTAGAGTTGGGCATGGCGGCGCTTGCAGAAATCGGTCTCAAGAAACTGTTCGCCATTTCCTCTACTGCAATCAGGCCGCTACTCGCCGAATTGATGGAGTGCGTTGAGTTTGTTCCGAATCTCCAGAAGCCGCAGGTCAAGGTAGGATATCCGCTTTTTGAGAGTCAAGTCGAGGAAGTAAAAACACTGCTCACACTCAAGTGGGAGGTCCTGAAACTTCACCTGGATTTTTCTCTTGCCGCCGGCCTCTCGGAATCGCTCGGCACCACGCTGGGGGCGCTAAAGCACAAGCCGGGTACGCGAATGTCCCCAAGATCATCGGGGTCATAGTTGGGCGGAGATTGGCGACGCTACATGAATTGCAAACGATCTACGGCGAGGAGGATGCCCATAATCTTCTTGAGATTTGCGCCGTAGATTCAGCGAACGAGAGGGAATAGGCCATGCCCACGAAAGGTTACATCTACCTAATTCGTAACCTTCTCAACGGGAAAGCCTATATTGGCAAGACTGAGAAATCTGTATCACTCCGATTTTCGCAACATAAAACACAATCTAAAATCGGGTCTGCCTATGCGCTCCATGCCGCAATGCGTAAATATGGCGTCCACAATTTCTCTA